ACTGGCGCAGGGGGGGCAACCTCCGTCTTAGGGGCAGCAGCCTTGCGAGTAGCCTTCTTGGCGGGGGTCGCCTCCACTACGACGGGCGCAGGGGCAGGGACGGGGGCGGGGGCCTCAACAGCGGCAGCCTTCTTGGCAACACGAGGAGTCTTCGCGGGGGTAGCAGTGTTCATTGTACCGGAGGATGAGGTATTAGAAGACATTTTATTACGCACTGATGACTCTTTTGCGGAATTATGAATCAATTTTTTCATAAAAAATCAATTTATTTTCAAAAAAAATGTAAATTTATTTTTTTTTTTTTTTGAAATCTGTATTTATTCCTGACATACTTTTATTTTTATCTTTAAATTTAATTATCTATTTAAAGATTTTAGAAATTACTTTACGGCGGAATAAATAGGATAATTATGAATTCTTCTCAAGTAAAATGTTTTAATATCAAGAGCCGTCATTATCCCTCTGAACGGTGTAAAAACAAAGTTATTTCAGGTCAAGAATACTGCTCAAAACATTTAAAACATCCTCGTCGTTTTATAGAAAAAGAAAAAAATATAAAACATATTATATTGATACAATCAATATGGAGAAAATACTCTTTAAAACAATATTTTAAACGTCAAGGTCCTGCTAGAGGAGATCTATCTGTTTCCAATAATCAAAATGAATTATATAGTCTTGAACCTTTAGAAACTATTCCTAAAATTTATATTTATAGTTATTCTGATACAAACAAAAATATATGGTGCTTTGATATAAGAACCTTATCTTTTTTGTTATCAAAATCAAAAGAAATTAAGAATCCTTATACACGAGATCTTGTATCGAAAGAAAATATTAATAAAATTCATAATAGGTTGAAATGGTTAAAATCAAAAAAATACGATACAATGTATATATATAATACAACATTTACAAGTGAACAAATATGGAATCAAAAAGTTCTTGATTGTTTCTCAAAAATGGAAGAGTTAGGGTATATTGTAAATACAGATTGGTTTCATGAAATGGATAAAGAAGATCATATAAATTTTTACAAAAAATTATATACTCTTTGGAATTACAGATTAAACTTAACAAATAAAGAAAAGAATGCTATTATTCCTTCTCATAATTCATTGTTTAAAATAGAAGATCCAGAAATAAAAGAAGAAAAGTTTTTGAGAAAAAACAATTTACAATTGATTGAAAGATTTATTACTTCACAAAAAGGTTTGGGTGTAATGTATATTCTTATGACTCTCGTTCAAGTAATACCTGCTGTTGCGGAAGCATTTCCTTGGATATATGCTTCTATATTATAATCTGTTACCACTAATTTTTTTAATAAATGGAGATATATCAAATGTATATATCTTTTTAATTATAAAATATAAACCAAAGTTTCTTTCATAAAAACGAGAACCAATTTTATCAATAGGGGGGATTGTGAGTGTATTCAATATATCTTTCATAACATAATTATTCACAATAAATGAAGAATGCGTTGCTAAAGTAAAATTATCATTTATTATTTCTACTATATCACATATAGACGCATCTTTTATTTCACTATTTTTAAGATTTTCTATACCTCTTTCTTTAACTTCTAAATCTGAATTATAACCACTGTTATGATGAATAGTATATGCGTTATTATTATCTATTAGAGATAAATCTATTCCCTTTTCTATAATAATAGAATCTTGAATACAAAAATATATATCATAAGAAGGATATTTTGTATAAACATATTTCCAAGCACCATATTCATAATGTTTGTTTTTTACAAAACATACTTCAACATCTGGAAAATCTTTCGTTATTTTTTCATAATATGTTATATCAGAACTATCACTATCTACCACACAAATCTTATAATCTGTAGAACCTTGTATTTGTATTTTATATAACTGTTCTATACAATTATATAAAATAGAATTTGGTGATTTTGAACAAATAGTAATTAATATTGACATATATTTTATAATCATAATAACTTTAACCCGAAGGAGTATAATAAATATTTGTAGAGAAAGCACATAGGGGGGCAGGAGGAAAGAACTTATTAAAGCCAGGGTCGTGACATACAACTGGTGTTGAAATATTTTTCTGAATAAAAGGAAATTGTGTTCTATCATAACAAGGTGTTGGTAAAATAATATATTGATTTTGAACAGAGTCATCATCCGCACATACTGCGCAACTCTGGGCTTTATATAGTTTCGCAGTATAATCCATTTCTGTTCCTACGCCCGTATAGACAACATTTGCCGCACAATCGGATTGATAAGGATACGTTGTCATAAGTTGAGAGGTATGTAAATCTACCACTGCTTGAACAGTTTGAGGCACTTGAACAGAAGATGCTTTTGCTTGTCTTATAAGTGTTAATTCAGAAGAATCTCTCACTTTATTTCTTGCTACATATTTTTGTGACTCTTCTAAAATATATCTCATACGTTCACTCTGTGACATTGCCATTTTATTCTACTAAAAAAATTGATTTTAATTTGTAAAAAACCAAAAAAATTGATTGCACTTTTTTCGCAAAAATCAATTAGTTTAAAAAATGTCGTCTGCTATCATCTTCCCCAAGGATTTCAAGACTTCCAATGTTACAATTTCTCCACTCAAGGTGATGGATAGTGGAGCAAAGTTTGCTGGGATTCTTTATGATTCTGCTTCTCTCAAGATGCAGGTAAGTTCTATTCCTATTCCTTATGGTATGAGTGTATTTGATAAGGCTGGTCCCGTAAAGTATAGTGTTGATCTATCAATGAAGGGCTATGATGTTGAGGGTTCGAAGATGAAGATTCTTTATGATGCCTTTACTTCTCTTGATGAGTATATGATTGAAATGGGTGTTAATAATTCTAAGGCTTGGTTCAAGTCTTCTCTAACTCGTGATGTCGTGAAGGCATTTTACACTCCTATTGTTCGTTTCTCAAGGGATGCTGAGGGTAACCCCAAGCCTTATCCTCCAACTGTAAAGATTCAGTTGAAGCAGCGTGATGGAAAGTTTGATATCTACATTGTTGATGACAAGAAGCGTCCTCTTCCTGATATTCCTCTTGAAGATGTTCTCGTAAAGGGTTCTATCATTACATCAATCATCCAGTGCACTGGTGTATGGTTTGCTGGTAGCAAGTATGGTCTTTCTTGGAAGGCTGTTCAGATTAAGACAGATCATCTCCCTGAGAGTATTCGTGGTTGTGCGATTCGTGATGAAGATGATGTCAATGATATTTCTGGAGCACTTGCTACTACGAAGATCTCTACTCCTACTGCTTCAAAGAACAAGTTTGCTGAACTTGCAGAAGATGACGAAGTAGATGATGAGGAGGCTATTGTAGCACCAACAAAGGCTGCTGCTGCTCCTCCTTCTACTGCTACTATTGCTGAAGATGAAGATGAAGATGATGTTATTGAGCCTGTTGCTGTTCCTAAGAAGCCTACTGTTGTAACAAAGAAGACTATTACAAAGAGTATTGGTGTTAAGAAGTAAAAATCTTAATACCAATTAGTAATTATAAATAAATTATAAAATAAATTATAAATAATAAATTTTTTACTTGGCTCCACCACCGCATCCGCAGCCGCCGGGACCACCGCTGTTTTGGTAGACGTTACCATTATTGATATCAGAGCAGAAGCAACCACCTAATCTTCTTTCTATAATGACTGCACCAGACTGAAAGGTAGGTTGTTCACGAATAACACCACCATTATTTACAACCACTTGATTCGCATTGTTGAACGCATAAAGAGCCATAGCATTTCTTCTCTGTGTAATGTAAGAGGAGTCGTAGTTTCCAGTGGGCATTTTACTACTAGAGAAATATTTTTTATATTTATCTTGGTAAAATAGGATTTGTAATTGTATTTGGTAGTTGACAAATGGTTTTTGGAGAACCATTTAATAAATTTACTTGAGGACAAGGAATGATAATATGTCTTGTAGATGGAGAATATTTGACAAAACGTGTTTGCGGATTTAGAGGATCATTTCTTTTTTCAAATATATCTTGTTCTAATCTCGCAATCCGGACAGATTCAGGAACAACAGGAGGTTTATAATAATCGTATCCACAATTCGCCACCTTTGAATTCTGATAGGAAGATTCACTTTGTCCAGTTTGTCCTATAACAATAGGTTTACAAGTTTGACAAGAGTCGTATCCATAATAGTTACGTGCTTTTGCCAACTGTTCTTGTATTGCACATCTTTTAGCAGAATCAACTAATTGTGATATTCTTCCTCCTTCTGTATTCATTCCTTCTTTATTCATTCCCTCTTTTTCTTAAGAGTCTTATTCTTTTGTTTTTCTTTTTGAATCCGTAACAGTTTTTCTCTCAATAATGTTGGATATCCTTTTTGATAACCAGAACATTCTACAGTAAAAGAAGGGAACTGTGAAATCTTTGATACTCTTAATGATCTTAATGTTTTAATAGAGGAAGCAATGCTACACATTGAAACTTTAAAATTACTGAAATAATGTAAAGAATAATATAAATTAATAATTGTATCTAAGGAAGCAATTCTTAAAAGACGATTATTATCTGTTTTTATATTATTATAACTATGACAGGCAGATTCTTTCACCAATACTGCGATAAGTAAAGAATTTGAATATAATTCTATGCGTTCTTGAATTAAATCACCTTTTTCTTTGACATACAGAATACGCAAAGAATCTTTATCAAATAATTGTTTTAAATCAAACGCATCTTTCTTTAAATCTGGGGAAAAAAACACATTCACTGATTTGTTCCCTTTGTCAAAAGAATAGTCTAAATTTTTTGTTCCTAACGATTTTTTATAAATAGATTCTAATTCTATATTTGCTAGAATTCTTTCACGTGAAAGAATAAAATCAAATATTATTTGTCGTAATTCTCTAGGAACTTCTGGGTATGTTTTTATCTTTTTACAAGACTTTAGAGGAAAATAAGTATTTAGTAATTCTAACCGTTCATATACTTTTGACCAACGAGCTACTTCACCTCTAGGTCTAGATAATTCTAAATACATCATCATACGTAACATATCAGGATTTGTATAATGTATTCCATCAATTACTTGTGATTCTTTTAAATAAATATTATATAATTGTTTATCTAAATAAGATACATCCGCTACTGCTATAAAATTCACTAAAATTTTCTTTGTTCCTTCATGTATTCCTACACGATGAATTACTTCTTTAAAACCGGCTTTTTGTAAATCACCAACAAGTTCCAAGATATCTTTATCGATAGAGGGTGAAAAGAAATCATAATCGGGAAGATCTACATTTGGATCATAGAATCTTTTATTTTTTGGGAGTAACATATTAATCGCAGTCCCTCCATAACAGATTCTTTGTTTTTTCTGAATAAATTTTTTTACAATATTTAAGGCTTGTTGTAACTCTTCATTGTGCGCAGATTCATAATTTAAGATTTCTTCTGCCTCAATTACTGCTTTTTCCAAACGTTGTTCTATTAATTTTTCTTTTGGTAAAATTTTTTTAAAATCTTTAGATTCTTCTTCCATTACACCTATTCAGTAATTAGAATATCTGGTTTCATTCTGAAAGAACCATTATATATAGTTTTTACATTTTTAGCATCTGCCAAAGGAGTATTAATGTAATCATAAGGAACAATGTTGACACCTAATGTGTTTAATAAGAATCCAACTTCTGCCGGATTTAATACATTGCTTGGTTCATCTTTCATAATTATAAAGTTATTTTTATGAGTTGCTAACCAATCTTCTCTTTGTTGTCCTGTTAATGCTAAGAGTGTTGTTCTCTTTATTATTAAAGCATTTGTAGAACCTGTTGATATTGCGGTAGCATCAATGGAATCAGAACCTTCTTTGTAATAGTGAAAATTAATCTTATAATCTAAATCTTCCATCAAAGTAAGAGAACCACTCGCATTTAATTGTCTTGAATAACTTGTATCAATATTTGTTCCAATTAATATTTTTGTATCAAATGTATGAATATCTTGTGTAAATATATCAGATTCTCTCGAAGAACGATAGTATTCTTTTGCGAAATGATTATTCAATATGTTCAAAGATAAAGAAACTTTCTTTAGAAAAGTAACATATTTATCAGTTTCTGTTAATTTATCGGGGGTTCTAACAAAATGGAGGAAAACAATGATAGGATCTGTATGATTTGGCATTTGATCGTTAAATCCATATTCTGCTAAATGCTGGAACGCATTGTCCAAGGAACCAGAATTACGTGAAGTGAGATTGCCAGAATTATCACGATATAATAAAGCAGGTTCGTATGGTCTAGAAAAGTTTTCTCTATTCATATCATTTGTAAGATAATCTATATTAAAGAAGAAAGAACGACATCCTAATGCTAATTGTTGTGATATACCAGAATTAGTATCAAACACTTTGTCTAAATACGCTGCTTGTTTTACTGTCAGTGCTTGTAAATTTTTTAATATATTTCTTTTTGCTTCACTTCTTGTTTGTTGAAATCCTTCTTTTGATGATGAAGATGATGAAGATGATGAAGATGAAGATAATTGATTCACTCTTTTTTGTCCCTTATTTACTGCTGCTCGTGTATCTATAAATCCTTGAACAGTATTATCTTCACCTATCTTTTTTGCATAATTCCAAAGACATATTACTAAAGTTACAACAATTATCAATAGAAGTAAACGAACAATTAATTTTATTGGTGTTATAGGGTCACGAAACATATCTGGAATAGTATGAGTAAAAAATTTCTTCCAGAAGTTTATAGTATTGCGGATGAATTGGATAAAAGCATTTGTCGTAGAAGGTGGTCCCACTGATCTAAGAGCTTTAGCAGTTCCTGAACCATATTGTTGTGATTGTTGTGCGTATAAAGAATCTTGATAAAAAGTTAGTATTCCCATAATTATTACCTATTTACTATTTATGTTTTTTTGTTTTATTTTTCTTCAGACTACCTTTTTTCTTTTTTATAGTTCCTCCTCTTCGTGCTGCTGCGATAGTTGATTTTATAAATATAGTTGGTTGTAAACTATATATTTTAACATTTGGTGTAACACTTACATTCGTTACATATGGTTTCACTGTAATTTTATAAGGTTTAGAAGGAGATAATTGTAATATTGTAACAGTTTTCCCAGTCCCAGAAAAAGTAATTCTAGGAATAGGAGTTACAGCAGTTCCATTCGTATTTGTTATGCTAATCTCTGCTTGATCTACATTTGAGACCCAAGTAAATTTTATACTATTTGATGTTGTTATATCACTTGGTTGTGTTGTAATTGTAGCATTATTTGGTTTACCAATGTATGTTAATGTATCTGATTTTCTTGTATATATATCACAATATTGAGTAGAAGGTGAAATTGCAGATACCCTATATTGTATTCTAAACCAATATTTTTTCCCTGGAAGAATAAGAATATTAGGTATTTCTTTATAAAGCACAGTATCAGTTGTAGGAAAACCTATTAAAGATACACTAGAATTTTCAATTCTAGGAGAATTAAGAGTTAAATCTATAAAATCTATTCTTATTAATTTTAAATCAACAGTTACTCCACTAGGATTTGGATTCTTTACCCATCTAAGAGAAATTGAATTACTACGCGCAGTATATCTTATACCTAAATTGTTAATAATAGAAAAATTATTATATGTTTCCATTATAGTATTTCTACTACAAACTGGGGGAATATCATTTATAATAATTCTTTGTGTTGAACAATTATCTCTTTCATCTATTTCAGAACCATCTGGACAAGTTTTTGTGCAATTATCTCTTTCATCTATTACAGAACCATTTAAACAAGTTTTCCTACAAAATTCTGTCTCGGACACAGTAGTTCCATCTAAACAAGTTTTCTTACAACTTTCTGTCTCTTCTACTTCAGAAGTATCTAAACAAGTTTTCATACAAGTTAAATCATCAGAAATAATGTTACCATTTAAACAACGTTTTTGATGTTTACAAGACTCTAAATTAGCATTACTATAATTATTTATAGTATTTTTAATTGTAACAATTTGAAAAACTAATGTATCATTATTATGTTGTCCTTCAGGAACACCATAAAAGTTTGTATTATATATAAAGGTATTATATATATTTCTTAATTGATCTATTAAACAAAAACAACTATCGGGTCTTAATAAAGTAAATATTTCTCTATAATTAGTTGTTATTGGTGTACCATCTATAGATGATGATGTTGTGGGTGTTAAATATTTTTTATAATTTGCAGCAATACTTGTAATTGGTAGTAAGAGATAATTTTCTAATCTAGTATCAAGTGCTCCTAGATATAAAAATGCTAAAAAATTTTTTATATCATTGGCAGGATGAATAAGATCAAATATACTATTCATATTCGTTAATACATTTGATATATTATTATCATAAAGAGGAGAAAAACAAATAATATCTTTCATTTCATTTGATAAATATGAATATGTTGAAACCTCTCGACAATATGTTGCGGGTGCTGGTGCTGGTTTAGGTGCTGGAGAAGGTTTAGGTGCTGGAGAAGGTTTAGGTGCTGGAGCGGGTGCTAGTAAAATACTATAATATCTATCATCATAATCACAACCATATATATCCTTAAAATATCCATTTACTCTATTAAAAGCAGGATTATTATTAATGAGTCTAACATTAAGATTCCATAAATCTTGTAAACTTGTAATTATTTCTCGTCTTGTAGTGCGTATTCCTTCATCAGTTGGTATATAACTTACATCGAGTTGTGATGGATAATTATTTATAATTATACATGTTGCTGGTGCAGGGGTTCTACTCACTTGACCGCCTTTTTTTACTTTCCTACTTTTTTTTACTTTCATACTATTACTTCTTCATATAATCTTCCATCGCTTTATCAAAAGCTTCAAATTGTTCTTCCATTGTAACTTTCTTCTTATCTTGTTTCTTTTCAACTTTTCCTTTATTTTTTAATAACTTCTGTAAATTGACAGAAGTAACAGATGGATTTAATAAAACTTCTGTGAAAAATTTAGGACACTGAGGTAACATTCTTCCCAGAACAATCGGATCTTTGATCAAAGGATTCGCAGCAGGTATTTTCCATCGGGGAACTTCACAAATAACTTGTGCTATAAGAGACAATAAGTTCTTTTTAAAAGAAGCAGTAAATTGTGTATCAGTCGAACGGAATAAATCTATTAAACTTTGAAATTCTTCATTCATCCGTATCATTTGTTTTCTTGCTAACTCTTTATAGATTTCAGCCATTATTGCTAAAAAATAATAGGATACTTCTCCTTTTCCTTTGCCTGTAACACTTCTATCAATCGTTGTTAAAGAAGCATTATTATTATCCTTTCGTAAACGAACTTCTTCTTCAAACCCCCATTTCATCCAAAATAACACTCGTTCTAAAGAATATTCGGAAGCAGACTTTACAATTTCATTTCCTAAAATATATAAAACACGTAAATCTCCTTCTCCTCTCCAGACTTTTGATACAACTTCTGAAGAAGGAGCAGAAGCAACACTTTTTAACCACATTGTATCGTGGGTTTCTGAACCAACTTTGGGCCAACTAATTTTATGAGACTTAGGCGCATCGTGAATTACGAGAATAATTTCACACACTTTGTTCTGAAACTCTGAATTATTGTATAAGGTTTCATCAGGATATTTATTAATTAAATCATTTAATTCACGAATACGTTGTTTCAAATACATAAATATACGAATTGACGCAATACCAACATTATTTAGAGCATAGTTCCATAACATTTTATAAAAGGTATGAATACCCCCAGAACATATTAAATCAATACCAAAATGTAAGCATTTTCCCAAACTAATTGGTCCAGCTTCATTCAAATTCTTTTCAAATGCTACTATACTCTCACTCGGTAAGTATCCTGACCGGGTGCGAAGATTTTTTATATCATCGTCATTCATTATTATTATTCATTTATAATATTTATCAATTTATTGAATAGACGCATTGAAATTATGGTAATGTAAAAGGAATTGTTGCAGAAGTTGTTTCTCCAGAAGAAAAGCTTACTGTAACTGTGACTGTGTAAGAAGCTGGAGTCATATTTGTAAATGTTTTTCTCCCTGGATTTTCTGGAGTGATTGGTCCCATATTAATTGGTGAAAGTAGAGATTGTGGAATATTAGTAAGCTTATCTTTTGTAAATGAGATACTTTTTGTCGCTATAGCACCTTTTGAAACCCATGATATAGGAACTATATATTTATTTTTTGATCCATTTACTAGTTTTGGATTTTCTATTTTAATAATAAGATTTGAATTTGAGTTTTCTTGATTATCTATAACTTTTTTATCAGGTGATAAATTAATTTCATATGTTTTTGGTTTATGTTTATATTCTTCTAAATAATACACTTCAGGATGAGATTGTGTATAGTTTTTAACATCTTCTACTTCTGTAAGCAATTCACTTGTTGTTTTTGCGATTGGTAAAACAGTATGTAGAGTAGTATCTTTTGCATCTACATCTATAATCTCTACAGTCCCATGTAATTCTTCTTCTATTAATGATTTCAATTCTAAAGATCCTGTTGACATATCTTCAATTAAATCATATCTTCTATCAGTAATTGGATCAATTGCAAAATAATTATTTTTATTATCTATATATAATCGCCATGATGTTTTATTAACTCCCCCAAATTTAATACTACCACCACCTTGTGATCCTCTTGTTGGTGTAAAATATCCTATAAATGTAACATCACCAAGACCCCAACCAAAATTGTCCGAATTACTAAAATCATTAAAACTATACCCAGCAATATCTTGCTTTATTATATTATATAAATCACGAGGAATTACAGGATAAACAACATCAGTCCACTTCTGAACTACTATTCTACCTATAAAATTGTATACTATGTTGGTATAGGAAAAAGAACCAGTTGCTTTACCAAAATCACTAGTATGTGTTGAATCATTATCAATTATTATTCTTAAATATACAGGGACATTATTATTAAGAAGTATTGCGTATTTATCTTCAATATTATTTACATTGCGAGTAGGATTAAAAAATATTTGTTCATAGTGAGGTGTTTCGTAAGTGCTTAATGTTAAAGGAAAACTTGGGGGTAAACCATTAGGAGGTGTATATGTTCCTCTTAATAAAAAGGATGGAATTGAAGATGGATCACCATCCCAGCCTTGCCAATCAAAATCGTTATTAGTATTATAGATTTCATCAGAAGCTGGAATGTTATTATCTGTTGAAAAATGTAAATTTGTTAAAAATAAATTTGTATAATAGACTATTTGAGGAATAGCAGGAGGCGGTGCTTCTAAAGGAGCTGGTTGAGGAGCTGGTGTAGGTGCTGGTGCAGGTTGAGGAGCTGGTGCAGGTTGAGGAGCTGGTAAAGGAGCTGGTGCAGGTTGAGGAGCTGGTAAAGGAGCTGGTGCAGGTTGAGGAGCTGGTAAAGGTGCTGGTGCAGGTTGAGGAGCTGGTAAAGGTGCTGGTGCAGGTTGAGGAGCTGGTGAAGGTTGAGGAGCTGGTAAAGGAGCTGGTGCTGGTTGAGGTGCTGGTAAAGCTGCTGGTAAAGGAGCTGGTTGAGGAGCTACTGCAGGATTAGATGATGGTGCTGGATTAGGTGCTAGTGCTGGATTAACTGCTGGTTGAGTTGCTGGTTGAGGAGCTGGTGCAGGTTTAGGAGCTGGTAAAGGTGCTAGTTGAGGTGCTAGTTGAGGAGCTGGTTGAGGAGCTGGTGCTGGTTTAGGAGCTGGTGCTGGTTGAGGAGATGGTTGAGGTGCTGGTGCGGGTAAAGGAGCTGGTAAAGGAGCTGGTAAAGGTGCTGGTAAAGGTGCTGGCAAAGGTGCGGGTAAAGGTGCTGGTAAAGGTGCTGGTAAAGGTGCTGGTAAAGGTGCTGGTAAAGGTGCTGGTAAAGGTGCTGGTAAAGGAGCTGGTGCAGGTTTAGGAGCT